CCTGCCTATGGATGTGTTGATCCAGATCGAGCGCAGCTCGCCGTAATCGGTCGGCAGCGGGATGGTGTCCTGGCCTGGGATCGGCACCAGCTGTGCGGTCTTCTCGGTAAACCGGGTCTGCAGCCGGTCGCGCGCCTCTTCTTCGAATAGCGCAATCATGTCGGGGACGGCGGGCGCGACCAGCGGATCACCCGGGCGGGCGAGCCAGTCGAGCACCGTCGATTGCAGATTGACGTAAGTGTCAAACGGCATAGCGCCTCAGATGATAAAATGACCGATGCGCAAGTATCTATATTCGTTACTGTTCAAGAGCCGCAGCACCGCTTTCTTATGATTTTTGTCCCAGGCTCGGACGCCGTATTTCTGCAGCCATTCAAGCTGAATGTCGGGCGTGATCCTGGCCGCCAGCCGCATCGACTTGTCGCGATTCCAGCCGTCCCACTCACTCGCCAGGCGCTTGTTAGCTTCGATGACCGGACCATGGTCGACCGTGCGGCGGATGATGCAGCGGTCTTCGCTCTCGTCGTACCGGTAATGCTCGACAGCACCCGTATCGGGATCGCGGCTGAGAAACCGCCAATCACTCTCGGACATCGATCCCGTTCACCCGCGGGGCGGCCGCCGCGGCCACATCAAACGCCTGTGGCTCGATCTCGAGGATTTGTCGGCGCAATTCCTCGATGACGGGTGCGGCGTGCTTGTAGGGCAATTCGTAGAGCGCCCTCATCACCACGTCCATTGCACCAGCCGGTAGGCTGACGGTCATTGTCTTGCTCGCGTCGATCATCTTTATGTCCTCGCTATCAGAGCCGCTTCGAGCACCTGTACTCGCGCAACCAATTCTTCGTATTGCCTCATCCATGCATCGGTAAGCACCGGGATTGCCACGCCGCCGCGATAATAGGTGCCGCTGACATTGACCGAATTGGCGATGGGACTAGCGCTGCCGACCGCGATCCCCTCGCCGGGGCCGACCACAACCGCGCCAGCACTGGCGGTGAATCCGTTGACGCACGACATCGCCCCGCTGGATTGCACATCGCCGGAAACAGTCATCGGCCCCGTATAGGTCTGCCCGTTGACGATCAGGGAATAAGGCTGTCCCAGAACGGTCCCGCTGATATCGGCACCCGCCGAGGCATTGATCGTGCCGGTGACCGCTAGATTGCCGGTGTAAACCGGACCATTGGCGATCAGCGTATAAGGCTGGCCCGGAACCGTTCCGCTGACGTCGAGCCCGCCGGTGATGTCGGCAGTGCCGTTGACGATAAGGCTACCGACAGTTGCGCTCCCGCCGATAACAACATTGCCTGCGGAGCCCGTGACGATCGGACCTAGGTCGGTAGTATCAATCCACAAATGCGCCCCAGCGCTGGGGGTCCACTGGATGTTGAAGAGATTGTCTTGATAGGAGCCGCCGACGCCGGAGTGTGAACTATAGCCGTTAGCACGCAGCTGACCGCTCACCTCCATCTTGTTGGTCAGGACATTTACATCGTCGAGCGGCGCGCCGGTGACGGTAGAAAACCCCAGGCTTTTAAAACCTGTCGTGTTTGGTCTGAGGACGTAGCTATAGGCCTGGTCCAGGCGGCCGAGCAGCAGATCGCCGCCAGTGACCGCCAGCCCCCCGGCGGGCACGAGGACGCCGCCAGCGCCGTCGCCGGTGATTAGGACCTGCGGGTTGATCAGGGCAAACGCACCGGCCCCGGCATTGAGGCTCGCGTCATAGACCAGCTGCACCAGCTCGGCCGGAAAGTCGTGGGCAACGATCGGGATCCAAGTAGTACTGGAGACAGCCCCCAGCTTGACGTGCTTCAGAATCGGTTTGGGGCCAAGGGTGTTGACCTGAAACTGATCACCACCGAGGGCAAAGTGACCGGCTTTGAAACAGTAGAGCTCGCCCTCGACATAGGCCGTCGGATATGCCGGGTTCGAGGTCGTAAACGTCCACACCACCCCTGCGGGGGTTATCACCTGAACCGGGTTGATCTTGTCCCAGAAGCGCTTGAGCGCCCCCTTGTCGGCCCGAGCGGCGTCGTTGACACCACTCGGCATCATCCCCTCAGGCCAGCCATTCGGCGGCGCCTGGTTGTTGTTGGCGTCGGTCTGAGACCAGTTGACGCTATCGCTCAGATCGGGCATGGCGCATCCAATGTTTCACGTGACCTCGGTCGTTAAATAAGCGCGGCCCGCTCAACCCTTAGGGGAGAGAACGGGCCGCCCTTCTAATCAGGGGCCGGGGTATTTCACATCGGCGACGAGCCCGGAGCCGGCCTCGTTGCGCGAGGTCAGCGTGTACTCACCGAGTATCATCGCCTTCTCGTTGTCACCGGTCTTGGCCAGATCAGTGAGGGCGATCGGCCGCAGCCAGGCAAGACCCCACAAATCCGAGTTGATGATCAGGGTGTCACGCTGCCGCATAAAGCGGTCAGCTTTGATTTCGACGGTGCCGAAATCGTAGACGTAGACATCAATGCTGTTGACCAGCTTCTCTTCCTCGGCATTGACGTATCGAGTGTTGTTACCTGAAAACGTGCTGATCCCCTGCTTCAGCGAGCTGTTGACGAGGACAAAATCCGGCTCGTCCCCGCTGTTGGTCCACACCGAGGCAAGCGCGGTCTGGAGCATGGTCTCGGTAATAAGGATCGGTGTCGTGCCATCGGTGCGGGCATTGGTGCCATCACCGGCCGGGTTAGCCCCACCAGCTTGTATATTCGCCACGTTCGTCTTGATCCACGCCAGCACCGAGGCGCACTTAGCCGGTGCGGAACCGACCGTGCCGTTTGTGCGAGCCTGGTTGGACAGCAAGATCGTCTCGATGTCGCGCTTGAGGCTCTTACCTTTCTTGGCGATCTGATAGCCCTTCTCGGACTTACGTCCGGCCTTGTCGACGGCTTCCTCGGTTCCCGAGATGACTACCGTCTTGGCGGAAATCTGCGTGTAGTTGCCAAGACGGACGGTTGGCACAACGGCGTCAAAAGACGAGATGTCGTCGCCCTGGATTTTCGCGTTGTTACCGTTGGGTGTTTCCAACGCGTCGGTTTGCCATTCATGAAGTATCGCCGTCGCCTTCTCTCTAGCGATGGCTGTCATAAACGGCGTTTCGGTCGGACTGATATTATAGATGATGTCGGATAGGTCTTCTCTCAGACCTACAGCACTGTAGGTTGTAAACGTGTTGGTGATGAGAGCCATGATTACTCCGGGAGTTCATCCCCGGCGCGAACGGTGGATTAGAGGATTTCGGCGATGAGCGAACCGGCGTCGCGCACGCTGTTCGTGCGGCCGAACCGATTGACTGAGCGGGTGAGCCTGGATTGCGGCCCGCGATCATTGTCCTGGCTGGTGCCAGGAGGTCTGACCTGGGCCGGAACATTGTTCCGCTTGGTGTCTGCCGAGGCGGCAGCCGTCAGCTGCTTATCATAGAGCATCGCCTTGGTCGCCAGCACGATGAGCCGGTGATCGTAGGCGTTATCGATCTCTTCGGGACTAAACCCGCCGACATCGCGCAGAAAGATGCCGAGATCCCTGCGGATCTGGTTGCCTTTTACCGGATCGGCAAAGTCGGGCATCTTCTCGGCCAACGCCTTGTGCTCTTTAGGGAGCAATTCGGCTAGCCGCTGAGCCTGCTGCTGCTTTTGATACTCAACCAACTGTTGTTGACCGTCGCGGAACTGTTGTTCGATGATGCCGAGCCGGGATCGCAGCGCGTCACGCATTGCCTGCAGCCGAACGGCCTCGGCAGGGTTGTTCGCTGCGAGTGTTTCCCAGTCGACGTTGTTCAACGCCTCCGCCTGGGGGGCGGCTAGGATCATCATTTTCTGCAAACCCGCCAGATATTCGGCTCTCTGGGCCACAGCCGCCTCACGCTCGCCGTCATAGGCACGGCGGGCTTCGGCGGCCTCCTGGCTGCGTTGGGTAAGCGCGGCCTCACGCTGGCTCTCTCGCCGGGCAACAGTCTGCTGCAAGGCGGGTGGGAGCTGGCTAAACGCCTGCTTTTCGTCGGTACTCCACGACGCTGGCGGTTCGATGGCAGCCGCGGGGGGCGGCTGTTCGTCTTGGCCTTTGTCATCTTCTGGCCCGGTGGGCCGGCTCTCATCGGCTCCGGGATCGGGCGGCTCCTCTCGAGGAGGCTCGCCGGATGGCTTGTCACCGGCTGGTGCCGGTGGCGTATCGTCCGCGAACAACAGACCGGCGATGGCATCGCCAGCCGAGCGCGTGTCGGTGACCGTATAGGTTTTCTCGGCGCCCTTCGCGGCGCCATTCGAAGCGGGCGCAGGCGCAGGAGGTGGGCTCGCACCGCCGGGATCGGCGGCACCGTTCGACAGCTCAGCCATGAATGAAACCTCAATCGAACAATCGAACCGCTCGATTGTTAATGGAACCGGTCCGATTAATTAATGGAGCGGCGTTATTTTTGGCGCAATTTTAAGCGGCGCGCTCGGCCATGCGGATGCGCGCGGCGGCGCGGTAGGCGCGCAGTTTCGCGGTGACCCGGATCAACGCATGTGCCTCGTAATACAGCTCTTCGCGCCGTGAGGCCTGCTCGGTAACCATCCACTCGGCATAGAGGTCTTCGCGCAACTCTCGGAAAGCCTCGGCGAGGGTGGGGTCGTTGAGCAGTCGGTCTGCCGCCACACCGCGGCGGTGCACATCTCCAAGAGGTGCGGGCTCGTCATCCGGGTTGTACGGTGTTTGTTCCGGCGCGTCCACTTTTTGCGCCATTACGCCCCTTTGACTTTGCCCCAGCCATCGAGGCCAGCGCATCAGCCAGGGCTCTGAGCCGGCTGGTTCTGCGCCGCGAGGCTCGCCTGATGGACGGCAAGCTGGTGCGCGTTCTCGGCTTTCATCTGCTCGATCGCCATATCGTTGGCCGCGCGCAACCGCTCGATTTCGAGATCGTTCTGAGCCTTTTGCTGCGCGAGCGCGAATTGCTGCGCCAACTTCTCGCGGTCGAGGCGCTGCTGGTGCCCGGCTTGCTGATCGGCGATCTGCATTTCCTGCGCCGCTTTTTGGCTCGACAGCTGCTGCTGATGCCCTGCCTTTTGCTCGTTGAGCTGAACGTCAGAGGCCGCCTTTTGCTGCTGTAGCTGCATCTCGGCCTGGGCCATCGCCTGCGTCGGGTCAGGCTTGGGCGGCTGCGGCGGCCCGGTTACCGAGGGCGGTGGTGGGACGGTTGGGTCGGTAACCGCGAAGTTCGACTTGAACCCGGCGTTTTCACTGACCTTGCCGACCGTGTCGTAGATGTTCTTGGCATAAACCAAAGGGCCGCTCATGCCCTGCTGGCCCATCACGATCTGCTGCTGAATATTCAAGAGCGCCATCAAATGGCTGAGGATCTGATCGCGGTTACCGGTTCCGAGCCCGACATTGACCGTCACGGTCATGTCGTTTTTCCACTGCGCCGGATCGGTCTGTAGCGGCGCCCCTGATACGCGGATGATGCGCTCTTGCTGCGCGTGCTTCTTGATCAGCCCGAGGATCCCGCGCACCGCCTTTTGCACGCTGAAGGCAAAGATCCGGGCGATCAGCTCGACACGCTGCGCGGCCGCCTGCTGGATCAAGTTGACGCCCGTCGCGGTCTTGTTGAGATCGTCCGGGTCGAGACCTTGATTGTGCCGCGAAATGCCGGTGCGCACCTCGGCGGTCTGGTCCATGTACTCGACCAAGCCTTGCGCCTTCTCGGCCACAAATGGAGTGATTAGAGGCGTGACACCGTCGGCCGTTTTAGCTCGCACAATGCCGCCCGGCCTTGAGGTCAACAAATCGTCATAGGTCTCGTCGGTCGCCGCACTCTCGACGACCAAATGTCGGGGATTGTTCGTCAAGTAGATGTTGTCGAGCATCTGGCGGATTAGAGTTGACTTGATCCGCTGAAGGTCCATAACCAAGTCTGCTACCGCCATCCCCACCAGCTTGTGCGGCATCGGCACCGGACAGAGAAAGTTAAACGGCACCTCGTCGACTTCCTCGATATCAGGTTTTCCCTTCTTTTTCAGGATCACCGCAGACCGGTCGACGGTGACGACTTTAAGCAACTCAGCCAACCCGTCGCCGTCATAATCGGCCTGGATGTAATTCTCTTCGACCCAGTACATCCGCATGGGCGGGTCGGTGCGGTCGTTGGTATAGGGCATGTCGTCGTCAGGCATGAACCGCTGCAGCCGCTCGGAATTGTAGTCCTCGCTATCGGTCCAGCTGATCTGGTCGAGGCAATCGGCGTCATAGCCCTGCTGCAAGAGTGCGGTGCGCGTGGTCGGTTGGCGGTGGCACAGAAACGGGATGTTCTCGCGTGTGCTGCGGCGCGAAAAGAGGATTTCCTCGGGCGGCACGTTCGCTATCTTGATGCGGCCCTGCTTGCGCGTCACCCGCAGCTTGCAATCATAAAGCATCGGTGGCGGCTGTGGCGGCATCCCCGGCATTTGCGGTGGCACCGGCTGCGGCGCGTCCTCGCCCATCCCCGAAGACGTCGGCGCCGGATAGGAACGCTCTTCGAGGATCTCGACTTCAGCGCTCGAATTGGGATCAGAGAGGTCGCGGATCTTGGCGTTATATTCGTCGGCAGTGAGCCCGGTGAAACTGTTGGTTTCCCTTATTTGCTCTTCGGACCACCAGCGCTTGATCCAGCCGAGCTTTTGCAGCAATCCGTCTTTAAACCAGTCATGGAGTATAAGGAAGCCATCGTTGTCTATATTGAAAACTTGATTGATATACAACGTGGCCTGGCGCCCGGCCTCCTCGGGGTCGAGCGGCGGCGGCATCCCCGGAGCGGTTGGCGGTGGGGTCATCGTCGTGCGGATGGGTGCCAACTCCGCGATGGTGTCCGACGCGGTAAAGATGCGCAGCAGCGCCGGTAATACCCACTCGACTGTTTCCAGCACGGTCAGCATCACCACTTTAGAACGGTTCTGGCCTGGTGGTGGGTCAGCGAATTCGGCCCCCTGATAGGCCTCCATCAACGATTGGCGCTCGTTCGACAGCTTGCCGTTTTCGGCACCAATCGCCTGGTTCAACTCGCGCCGGATGATGTCCTGCAGCTCGTCAACCGGCATCAGGTCTTTTGGATCGCGCCGACGGGCGCGCGGCCTCACATCGCCAGCTGGATCCCGCAAGCTAGGAAACAGGGCAACGTTATCGAGTGGCATTTTCCTGATCGCCCAGCTTGGCGCGCAATGAGTTGATCTGACCCTGCATCAACCTGATTGCCTGGCTGCCTTGCCCGGCACCGCCATTTTCGAGTTCAGCGACCCGCGCCTCGAGAGCGGCGACCCTGGCTTCTAGCTCACGTGCCCGGACCGCATCGGCAATGCTCATTTGCGCCGCGCGTCGCTGTGCGCATCATGTGCGGCTGGTGCGGGTGCGGCCATCCTGCGTGCCGCCGCTGGCACCGCGACGGCATTTGACGGCGGTGCGATGGTCGACCCTGCGTTGTTCGTCGCGGTGACGACGCAATGCACGGCATGGCCAGCATCGGCCGCGACCGTCGTATAGCTAGCGCCCGAGCCGATCTCGGTAGGGTCGCTGGCACGTTGCCAGCTGTAGGCATATTCGGTCGGCTCACCGACCCAATTTCCCATGGTGCAAGTCAGCGCGGTGCCGACGGTAGCCTCCATCGGCATGACCGCCGGGATGTCGACCACGCTCGGCGGGGTGACTTGCAGACCGGCCGCGCGGGCCAATTCCTGCAAGCGTGCAAAATCACTCATCGCTCTTCCTTTCAGTTCGAGGTCCTTAAACCACGGCAAGATCAGGGTATTTCAACGGTTTGGTGCTGCCGGCATTGCGCACATTGGCGAGCGCCCAGTATCTGAGCGCGTCGGAATTATGCACAACAGCGCCATTCTCCAGCGAAAAGCAGTGTCCATCAGGAACCGTAAGGTCCCAAACGTCACTCCGCTCCGAGAGCTTTTTGACGCTTGCGATACGCAATGGCCTTGCAGGGCGAGCAGCAATAAAGATGCTGCCTGCCGTTTGCCCGAACCAGCGCAGAAAATTCCTTACTGCACTCCAGGCACCGACGGGCTTCACGCTTCCATTTAGTCCAGGTTTGCGACTGTTTTGCCTGCCTGCTATGCCATAATCTCCCTTCAGGAGAAGCATGCCATTCGGCCGCCCTTTGCCGGGCCAGAGGGCCGATTTCGCGGGAAACGCGAGCCCTGGCCTTTTTGAGATGATCGGTGGCAGGAAGGCATTCGAGGTTCGCCAATCGAGCGTCGTGAACGTTCCCGTCCCGGTGGTGAATGTGACAACCGGGGGGAACAGGACCGAAGGCGGCTTTCCAAACATCGCGATGAAGTTTGCGGCCACCGCGCGTCGGATACTTTTCGCTAGGCCAGACGCGATACAGTCCGCCATCGAAAAATATGGTGAGGTCGTCAAGGTAGACAGGATCGCTGAACCCGGCTGCAGGGACCGCGCGGATGTCCACCCGTTCTCCGTCAGAAATAAATGATCCGGCGTGCATTTCACCGTAAGCCCGTCGGTGAACGCCACCGCCACAAGTGGGGCATCCCGCTTCGTCAGCCTCGGGTTTGTATACTGCTTCCAACCGCATGGCGTTAGAACCTCTCCACTGCAAGGAAGGTCCTTTATCTGACGCGTTCCGTGACGCGTCAACACCATCGTCTCACCGTGAAAACACGCGTGACTCGACCAATCATGAAGCGGCCGGTCCGAGTAGGTCCGCAGGCTCTCATTCCAGCTACGCCGGTAGTTCTGCAGCGCCGAAATCCCGCGCGCGCACTTTTCGGCGTCGAACCAGCAGCGCGGTAGCAGCATCCGGGCCGCATTGATGCCGTCCTCGATCTTTTGCGACGCGATCACCGTTACGCGGTGAAACCCGAGCGAGCGCAACACCTCAAGCCGCGAACGACCGGTCCCGAGCTCGCGTGCCTCGGCGTCGTGCGGCAGGACATGCTCGCCCCATTTGTAAGGCCGCCGGTCGAGCTCGCGGGTGTACCAGTCGAGCCCGACACCGCTATTCTCTATATAATCTATAAAGCGGATCTCTTGCCCGGCGAGCTGAATGAGCCAAATCGCCGTCGCGTCGCCGATGCCGAGATCCCAGGCGGTGTGCACCGGCAGGACCGGATCGTGCAGCACCCGGCCGATACGCTTTTCCTTTTCCGCCGCTTCCATCTGGCTGCCGTAGTAGGAACCCATGACGCCAGCGTCAAAGCTGACCAGATACTCTTGCCGATAGCGCGCCTCGCCATCGTCCGGGCCATACTCGCGCAGCAGTTCGCGGTGCTCGACCTCGAGCTGCTCATACGTGAAAACATCGGTCTCGGTCGCGGGCAACTGCTCGGCAAACCACGTGTCGTCCTGGTTCGCCGCCTCAAAAAACGTCGAGGCGTGGTTGCGGCCGCGCGGGGTCGTTATAAAGAGTGCCCAACCGCCATTTTCCGCCAGGATCGGCCGCAAGTAGCCCCATGCGCTCGGATCGGCGAGCGCAAACTCGCTAAAGACGACGCCAATTGGCGGGCTGCCGACCAAGCTGTTGTAGTTATCCGAGCCGACCAGCTGCCACAGGGACCCACACTTGAACCGGATCGCCATATCGGTCTCGCGCGTCGACTCACGAAGCTCGCGCGGAAACGCCTCGTTTATCCGCCGCAGCCCGGTGTGCGGGTTGACCGCGTCCCACACCGCCTTCCTCGCCTGGTTGGCCTCGGGCAACATATGCCAATAAACCCCGACGCGGGTGTGAGCGGCGACCGCCGACCAGTGCAGGCAGACTTCGTCTTTTCCGGCCCGCCGATGCCAGATCGCAACCGCCCGCTTGCCGCCGTTTTCAAGGTATCTGTATAGTTTCAGCTGATAGGGCCGCGGGCGCCAGTTGTTGTGCGGCAGACGGATCAGACCGTCGTCGAGCGGCATTGACTATCGGATCGGGTAGTTGAGGACCATCACAGCCTCACCGAACGCCAGGCACATCAAGAGGATCGACAGAACGATGAGCTTCATTGCAACGTCACAGGGATGAGAGTCATCGTGTAATTTGTATTGTTGGCACCATTGGGATCCTGAAAATCCCCTGCGGTCGTCACCATCAGCGAACGACCGCCGCTGACCAGCGATTTCGGGTTGACCGCCGGATCGTAATATGCGCCCGGCGTCCAGGTATGCGTGTCAATCAGCGTCCACGGCCCCCACACATGCTGTGCTGTGTAAGCGTACCAATTTGTCGTCGATGTCACAAAAGAGCCAGGGATAGACGGATAATTCCACTGAAACATCACGTAGCAAGTGCAAAACGGCAGGTACTGTGGGCCGGTGGCGCCGATTTGATTTGAAACGCTGAGGATCGCGACGCGCGTTCCGATCGCACCCCAGTTTGCCGGGTTTGTCCCGTCACCGCCGCCCTGGTACCATGCCCAGTCCGCCGCACTCGCCGCACTGCAACAATTGGCCAGCAAATTCGCAATCGTCACGCGAGCCAGATACAGGTTGCTGTCGTTGTTCCACGCCGTCGTCGGCATCACGGCGTAGACATAGGTATCGGAGCCGTCCCAGGTTTGCCCGACATAGTCCTGCTTATCGTATTGCACGAACCACAGCGAACCAAAGGTTCCGGGCCACATCGGCGAGGCAAACGGCTCATTGGTCGCGGGTGGCACCGGGTTCCACCCCGCCGGTCCGCCCGTGGTGGCGCCATGATTGGTCGTCTTGATGATCTGACCGCCGCTGCTGACCGACCTATAAGGCGGCGTTGTGTTCTGATAGTTAAACCGGGTCGTCATCATGTAGATCGTGCCATGGACGGAAATGTTGCCCCAGCCCTTGATGGCGAGCCCGTCACTGCCGAGTGCTGCCTGCCGGTTGCTATACGCATCCATGCTGTTGAGGTTGGTCAGCGTGGTCGAAGTGTCCGATGTCGAAGACGAAAGCCACGCCGTATCGCGCCCGTTCGCAATGGAGTCGTTCGCACCAAAGCAATCGTTACATAAGGTGTAGAGCGTCCCATTGTCGGCCCAAGTGAAGGCCCACGAATCACCCGTAGCATATTTCCCAGGATACCCCTGGTTATACTTGTATGGCGTGCCGTAATTGATGGATGTGAGATGGTCCACTGCCCCCGGAGGGGCGCCTCCCTTCGGCCACTGACCGTAGGCATCGGGCAGATATGCCAGCACCGCCGCCACAAGAACGGCAAACGCAAGAGCCGATAAGAAGCGAGCCGCCATTCTCATGGGTGATCAAAGACCGCAATCGAGACCGACATGGAGTTGTTCGATCCAACATTATATGTGTGCAACGGCAAGACCCCGGTTGTGTCGATAATTTGATAACTTGGATTGAAATTTGGCCCCGGGTGCAATTGGTTGGCGCCGACGCTGGTAATCGGTGAGGTGTCGGTGCCAACCGTGCTAACCACGAGTTGATTGTTTTTCGTCAAATTGCCTGTGGGCGACACGCTGATGGTGGTGCCCCGAGTGTCGACCGGAGTAGATCCATGATTTCCCAAGCCGACGTCGGCTCCGGAGTTCGAAACCCCTGAGAACGACATGGCGTCCACCGCCAGATAAACGGTCGCGGCCCCGCTGAACGTCGTCGCAATCGCGACATTGCCGCCGGGTCCATTTGCACAATAAAATATGTCGGTCATATTGACCGCGGGGCCGACCGAAGATTCGGATAGCGAGTTGCCCGCATGGGCGCACGCCACGCCGTTTATGGTAACGCCCGTCGCAGTGATAGCAGATGTGCCGCTGTAACTTACCGGTAAAACAGCGAAAAAGTCGCCAACCGCGGTCGCCGGAAAATTTACGGTGCATACATTCGAGGGGCATGCGGTGCTCAGACTGATCGTGTCCTGAATGGATTTAAAGACTATGCCGGCGCCGGGGGCGGCGCCTACCAGCGTCTGCGGGTAGCAGGTTCCCGAGTTGGTCGCTCCCGCCAGAGTGACGGCAATCCCGATCGGGAAACTGCCGGGAGTGTTGAGCGAGGTGCCCCCGATGTTGAGATTGTTGGTGCTGCCCGGGATGGCAAAACTGCCATTGCTCGCCGATGCCGCTCCCGCGCAGGAGCCGGTGGTTGCCAATGCAAACGCCGCTCCGATGCAACTTCCGGGCGAGCAGGTAGCGGTGAGCGTGTCGATCGTAGTATTGGCATTAGATGAACTGGTGGTAAAGTTCGTGCCATTTGAGAGCGTAACCCCAGTTATCGTCGGCGGGGTCCCCGACGAGCAAGGCGAACTGTGCCACGTCATGTCATCGCACAGCACCGTGGCGCCGGTCTGTGTCGTGGGCTGTGGCAGACTAAAGCTGCCGTACCAGTTGGCGCCGCGCGATGTCAGCGAAACTATTTGATATGGGCCGACCTTGATTGAAGGCTTACCATTTATCAACGAACTGCTGGCGCGGCTGAGCGTCAGACTTCCCGGACCTACCTGAATGGTAAATCCCGCGCCGTCACCCAGATTATTGGCGGACGTCGCATCGGGCAGAGTCGCATTGATTAGCCCGTTGAACGTCAGCTCGACGATTCTGGCGTTGTCAGCGGAACTCAGCGGTGTGACCAGCGTGGCGCCCGTTTCGAGGCGCCACGGGATGGTTGAGCCGATCTGATAGCCGTTACCGCCCGGCGCCCAAGTGATGTCGGGCGTGGCGGGCGAGATCTGATCCGGGCGCAGCGCGGTTTGCCCGTAGCAAGTGACGGCCCACGACACGCAAAAGCAGACGGCGAGCAGCAACTTTTTCATGGGATGGTGAACCATTTTGCCGCCGATGCTGCTTCGAAATATGCCGTGCTGTTGGGCAACAGCGTGATCGGCGCGCCACCCCCCTGTGCATTGATCGTCGCGGTGCCGGGCGGATAAATCAGGATTGACACGCCCACCAAGCTATTGCGGATCTTGCAGCGCACGCCAGCTGCCCCGGTCGGCAATACCACGCCGGTCCCGGCGCCCGTTTGCGTCGTGACCTCGGCAAATTGCACGTTTATCGGCGTGGCTGCACCTTGTGTCGTGCCTGCCGCGGCAAAAGTGGCGTAGCTGTCAATCCCGCCCGGAGTGATCGCATTACCGTTAACCAGAAGCCTCATGCAGTTCAAATCGCCTACCGTCGGCGTGGCTTGCACGGGCGTCACTCCCGGCGTCCCGACGGTCAGACCGCGGTCAAAGCTGGCCTGCACTACGCTCGTCGTCGAGAGCGGCGGGGTGGTCTGGATGTCGAGTTTGGTGCCCTGCGCGACATCGGTGAACGCCTCGAGCGCGGTCACCAAGATGCGCGCGTTGCCTATGGCGGCATAGCCCGGCGTGGTACCGGAAAACCAGCCGCGAAACCCGATGTTGCCGATGACTTCAGTGGCTGCGATCGCACCGGCCCCCGTCCCATCGGCCCGCCGCAGGATTATGCCAGGGACATTGTTGATCGCGTCGACCACCACCGCGGCGTTCTCGTTGGTGTTTCCCACACCCCAAAACGTCGCGACCGCACCGGCCGCCGCGGTCGGCAACGAACCAGCGCGCTGAACGATGACATTGCCAGGTGCTGTTCCGGTGATCGTGCCGCCGGTCAGAGGCAGTCCGCCGCCGCCGCCACCGGGTTGAAAACTCGGAGCAAGTCCGGCACCGTTCGAGGTCAAAACCTGACCTGCGGTGCCGAGCGATCCGAGAGCGGCGACCGCTTGCGCACCAGCGCCGAGTACCAGCGCATTGGCAGGCAAGGCAGCAGCGGCGCTGACGTTGCCACCGCTACCGGCCGGTGTCGCCCAGGTGCCGTCACCACGCCAAAAGGTCGCCGCCGAAGCGCCCGCGCCACCGGCGAGATTGCCGACCGGGATATTGCCGACGCCGACAGTCTGCCCAGATGTCGAGATCGTGCCGCCGGTCAACGGGCTGGCGAATATGATGCTGGTAATGCCGCCGCCCGTCCCGCTCGGAGTCGACCAAATCGGCGCCGTCGCGCCGGTCGACTGTAGATACGTTCCCGTCACGCCGGGTGCGATTCGGGTCAGGTTGCCCGCGTTGTTGCGAAAGTACATATCGCCCGGCGCGTCGCCGCCGAGTGCGATATTGAGCGCGGTCAGCGAGGTCGTGTTGAACGCGGCACCGGTCGAGCCGCCAAACGAGCCTGCACTATTATATTGTACATTGCCCGCGGCACCGCCCGGTGTACCGCTGCCGCCACCAGGCGGTACAGCCCAGGTACCGTCGCCGCGCCAGAACGTCGTCGAGCTCGCACCCGCACCCCCGCCGAGGTTGCCGACCGGAACATTGCCCAACCCGACCACGCCCGAGGTCGTGATGGTGCCGCCGGTCAGCGGACTGAGAAACGCGATGCTGACAACCGTGCCACTGCCGCCGCCCGTACCACCGCCGACCGGTGCCCCGTTGATCAACAAACGACCGGCAATATTCAGATCACCGGTCGTCATCGGTGGCGTGGGTTGCGCGCTCGGAACGCCGATCTGCACACCAGGACCAAACGTCGCCTGAACCGTCGAGACCGCAGCACCCACCGGCGTCGTCATGATATCGAGCTTGGTGCCTTGCGCGAGATCGGTAAATCCGCCAGGCTCGATCGCGGTCACCAGGATGCGCGCATTGCCGAGCGGGGCATATTGCGACTGCCCATAGCCGCGAAACCCGATGTTGCCGAGCACGTCGTTCAGCGCGATCCCAGGTGCGCTGCTCGCATTGGCCCGGCGCAAGATCATGCCCGGCACACCGGCGATCGCATCGACGACGACAGACGCATTCTCGCTGGTATTTCCAACCGCCCAGAACGTCGGAGTCGCATTTACCGGGGTCGCCGGTAGCGTGCCGATCCGGTTAATACGGATCGTTTGGGACACGTTCAAACTACCCGGACCGAGCCCACCACCCGGCACATTCGGTGGTATCGTCACCCCGCCATTGGCTTCCCAACCCATCACCGACGTCAGGCTAGCCGTACCGGTCGGTGTGGTCCGAACCTCGGCCCTCGAGCCGTGCTGCCCGACGCCAAACCCGGCCGGTTCGGCGACATAGCCGCCAAAGCTCGCCGAGGTCACCAGCGGGCCGCCGCCGTCCCACCCAGCCATGCTGAGCCCGCCGAGCTGCGCGCCCATCACTTGCACCGCCGCCGGTGCGGCACCTGTGCCGCCCGAATGCGCCGCATAAAAAATGCCGGGCGAGGTGTAGCCGAGCGCCAGATAGGTCGGCGCCTGACCGTCGACATTGGTGATGCGCACCAGCGCCGATCCGCCCGAGCCGGTCCCGAGTGCGGGTTGCAAGGCCGGGGTCGCGTTATAGTTGATGTTGAGCTGAGCGCCGGTTTCCGACAGATGCGGGTTGCCGGTTACCGTCGTAATCGACGAGCTGTAGACCGCCAGCTGATTGGCCGAGCCCGAACCGACCGTCCCGCTGCCGCCGGTCACCGATGGCAATTCCTGCCACGAGGCCCCGTCCCACCACACCGCCTCCTCGCCCGAGCGGTATAACGGCGTGACCGCGAGCGGTCCGGCTATCGGAATCGAGCGATCTTCACTCATCGTTTCGCCGCCTTCCTGCCCTTCGTCGTCAGTTTCGGCATCGCTTCCTCACACCCCAAAGGCCCGGATCACCGCGATCAGCGCGACGAACACGCCGATCCCGAGCACCAGCCCGATGATCAGCTCGAAGGCCGCCTCGCGCCATTTCGGAATGACTACCGCTTCCCCTTGCCGCCCTTGTAGTTGCGCTGCCCGGGTGCCGCCCCCTTCGAACGGGCAATCTCGCCGATCACCCCGCCCGGCACACCACGAGCGGCTAGTTGAGCAGCTCTGCCACCCATCCCGAGCTTGTTCGACTTGCCGCGAAACGAGCCGCTCTTCTTGGTGTCCGCCATCTCTCAACCCTCGCGCTCCCGCGTCCTGGCCATGCTGCGCGCCGCCGCCGCTCGTCGCCGATCGCAATACGGGCACTCGCCCCGCGGCGCATAATATAGAGCAGGCGGCCGCTCGCGAGGCTCACCCGGCTCGTCAGCCGGTTCGGGCTCGTCCTCGGACCATCGGCTCACCTTCTTCTCCTTCATCGCGGCAGATTATGCCCGCTCAGCGAACTAAACGGTGGCGCCCCCCCGACCACCACCGTCACCAGCCAAATCAACGCCAACAACGCAATGATCAATAACCCAAACTTGTCCACCTGAGGCGGTATCGGCAGCCCGATGTAGCGCAGCACCCACAGCACCGCCAAAAACACCCCCGCGAGCAGTACGACACCCAACAAAATCCATAGGATGCTGACGATCAAACCGCCCATCGATTACCTTCCGCCTTGACAACGACACGCAATCGGTGGCAATCGCGCAGCCCATGGACTGGCGCATGGTCATCGCCTTCACCGAGCCGCCTAAACGCTTCGGCTTCAAACCGGCCAAGTCCGGAAAAGCCTGGGTTCGCCGTATCCAAGGACGCGATCAAGCCCTCAGCCTCGCTGCCCATCTACGCGCCAGCAATATCCACGGCGTCATCAAAAAAACCGAGCCGCCAAAACCGCAGCCCTATACGCCGCGCTTCAACGGCACCTACACCACCCGTACCAGCGGCTTTACCGCCGCCTCCCGAAACCCCAAAAACACCCGCCGCCGAGGCCGCGGGCGACGAGGAATGTAACCTAGCCCCTGTGCGGAGCGGAATACCGCGTCGAGAGTGAAAGGCCTCTGCTCAGCAAGCCACGTACGGCGCACGCGCTCCCCGGTCAAACTACGGTTCGGCCGCGGCAACCAAGAAACCAACTCTCCGAGCCTCGACGCTCGTCCGTGAACCCGTATGATTCCGGTGGCCAGCTCGCAGAGATCAATCTTCCAGGTCACTTTTCTCCTCAGAAACAAAAACGTGGTCGCGACGTTACGGCGAGGCATCCCATAGGGGGGCGGAGCTTCCTATGTCCATAGGTGTCTTACCTGTTGGACAACACACACAAACCCGCCGCCAAAAAAAATCCCAACCGGAAATATCCCGGTACATCGTGCACCGAGGTACCCCGCCGCTTTTTCAGCACCCTTGCCCTACCGTCAGTCGATGGTACCCCGGTAGGCACCCCGGCACCCCCCGTACCACCCTAAGTTGTTAGGAACAGACGAGGAACATACTGGTAATTTTCGAGGGCCAGCTTATTAGGAATAAGCGGCTAGGTTGCTGCTAACCATCTGATATCATTGCATCTTGACACAGCGGCCAAACTTTGCGGACCTTACGCGGACCTCTCGCGCAGCTTGAGCTGCCTGCGGCCGAGCCATTCAGATCCGCTCTTCCTGCCTCTCTTGCGGGGAACTTCGGCCTCTACCTCAGCCTCAGCGGCCGCAGCCGCTTCAGTCTCTGCCACTATCGGATTAGTTGCATCTGCCTCGATGAGCTTGGAAATGTCCAGAATTGGCCGTGCTGGCTCGAGCTGCTCACCATCGCTAAATCTAACTACTTGAACCAGAAGGGGTTTTTCCTGGTTGCCGGCAATCTCTACGCTTGCAAGGTCTGGTAAAACTTTCTTCAATAACGCGAGTGCGATGAACGCTTGCGTCCTTGTAAGACGTATATCACCCGGTTTAGGATTGTCGGGATCGATAAGCACGTACTGCTGCAAGCGTTTAATTAAAACGTACGCTTGGATATGTTCGCGAGCTTTGGTCCCCAGAATGATTGAATCGCGTGGGGCTCTGATATTACGAGCAGGCACATTTAATTTCCTGGGCCATGAGCGAGCGTCGGCGAATTGTTTTGACCCAAGCTTTGGTGAGACCGAACGAGCCGGCGACGTTATTGATGCTGAAGCCTTGTTCGAGTGCGGCGAGGATTTTTTTATTGCGTTCGTCGATATAGGAGCGGTCGACGCGTTCGGTGGTGTAATTGGGGCAATTATCGTTGTAATGGGTGTAGGCCATCAGCTCGTCCCCAACAGGGCGGTATCTCGAGGTGCTCTGATGTTTCGAGCGGGCATCACGATGCAACAAAATATTTCATTTAGTCGTTGACATTCATGCTGCGCCACGCTACATTACAGTTATTGGAACGGACACGAACATGAACCTTTTCGGAGTTTCCCCAATGACCTACTCGGTTTCTTTTCTTCCTGCGACTTCCAGTGCGGATTGGCAGGTTTCGCGGTTTTTCTCGACGCTACGTGCGGCGCGGAAGTGGGCCTCGTGGCTTGGTTCCCGGTCTTATGTAGCGCGAGCCACGATCCACCGTGGCGGGCCTGGCGGCGAGATTGTTGCCTGAGGAATCCCCATGACAAGTCGAATGGAACGAGCACAGCTCGATGCGGCGCGGGCGGGGTTACGTGAAATCTGCGAAGCCGTTCTAGCGGCCGGCGGGCAAACCCATTCTGAACTGGCGAACCGGATCTATCAAATTGCGGTGCGGACGCGGACTGTTCTGCAACCCGAGGCGACGGATGACGGCATCTGAGCTGCGTGCGGCATTGCAGCGGCTGCGACTGCGCCAGGGTGCGTTTGCCGCATTGCTCGGCGTGCATCGGGTGACTGTAGGACGTTGGGCCAACAGCGAGCTCGAGGTGCCGGGGTATGTGGCGGCGTATTTGGCGCTGGCCGAGCGGTGTGGTGTGGAACAGGAGCAACTGAGATGAGACAGCAATTTGTCCCTGATGGCGAGAGTGCGCGGGCCGACGAGTCGTTTGCCGAGGCGGATTGGCAGGCGCTGGCGCTGTGTCCGTGGGCGGCTGAGGCGGTCGCCTGCGCGGGTGGCTGGCGGGTTTTCGAGAGCGTGGGCGATGCTGAGAGGTGGCGTCGGCAAGGCTAACCGGAAGGGGAGCTGGGCAGGCAAGCCGCGATGAAGATAACCACCACTGAAGGCGGCGGCACCGCGATTGATTTTGAGACTGGGGGCAATCGGCGTTGCGGCGGCTGCACGCTGTGTTGCAAGCTTCTGCCCAATGTTGCGCTCGCCAAGGTTGCTGGGGTGCGCTGTCAGCATCAGCGGCACGCTAAGGGCTGCGCGATTTACCAGCGGCGGCCGCCTGAGTGCCAATGGTGGTCCTGCCGTTGGCTGGCTGCTGGCGAGGAAACCGCTGGGATGGGCCGCCCCGACCGGGTGCATTACGTGATTGATGCACTGCCCGACGCGGTGCGGCTAACGCACACCGAAACCGGCGAAACAGTTGAACTCAAAGCGCTGCAGATCTGGATTGATCCGTCGTTTCCCGAGGCGGCACAGGACCCCGAACTGCGCGCTTACATGCTGCGGATGGCGAAGCTTCACGGCATGCCGAGCTTGTTGCGCTGGTCGCACCGCATTGGCACTGCGATATTCCCGCCGCCGCTCAACACCGATGGTCAATGGCACGAGGTGACCAGCGACAGTAAATGACTGAATCCATTAGGTTTCACCAATGGGAGCATCCATTGGATCGCCGGCCGATTGCGCGCGGCTATTTTGCGGAGCGGCGCTGCGCGGTCTGCGGTGTGGACGAATATTCGGCCGGGCCGCAAAGCTCTGAGTGCCCCGGCACGACCCGTGGTCTACTTTTCAGCAGCTATCCGCTGGCGAGCGAGGCCAAATTTCACCGCTCCTGCTCGCAGCGGGATCGGTTGAACGCGCTGCTCGATGTCGAATTGGGACTGTCGTGATTACCGGTGCTTGCTCGAGTGCCGCGGCTCGTAGCTGGCGATTTTGGCGCCCTTGAGGCTTGGGTGGATGGCGAGGCCACCGGTTCCAGCGCCGAGCCCGTCGGTGGCACCGGAAGGCGGTGTCATCGGAGCTTCGGGCACGGGTGGCGCGGGCAATGGCCCTGTAGGGCCCTGCGGAGGCCCAGGAGTGGCCGGAACGGGTCCGGGTGGTGGTAAGGGTGCCTGCATGGCCGCAGCGGTCTGTAGGAGCCTTGCAGAGGGCTTAGCGGGCATTCCGCGTCTGGCGCGCATTATGCTTTGCCTTTATCGCTCATAGCGTTCACCGTTTGAGCCGCACACGGATGCGGTTGTGCCGGCGGGCGGCGCGCCACTCGCCAGCACGTTGGCGGAAAAACTCGTTCTTTTCCATGTCATAGGCGCTGACCAGCAGCTCGCAGTCGAGCCCGGCCCACGCGAACCTGGTGTTTCCGCGCAGATGCTCGCAGACGTAGTCGAGTTGGGCGGGGTCGTCGGAGCGGGTGCGGTAATGCTCGTTGACCCAATGCCGCAGAGCGCTGCGGCGGGTCTCGGGATTGGAGCGGTCGCGCGTTTTGAACAGTTCCAGACATCCCTGCGGATTGGTCGGGATCACCAGACGCGGGCCGCTCAGCTGGTTTCGGCCAAACGCGACATGCCACTCGAACCGGTGTGTGAGCATGGCTGAGAATGCCATTGCGGTCGAGTTATGGACCTCATCGGCCGGGGGCCGATGGATCATCACCATTTTGCTGTCGCCGCGAATCCCGTCGACATGGGCGCTCAGCAGCTGGTTCTCGATGCACACCCATTTGCGGTTGATCCAGCCGATGATTTCGGCGTCGCCGCGCCATGGCCCCTCGGGCGGAACATAAGCCGAGGCTATGACCGCAATCTTGGCTGGCACCAGCTTGACCAACCCACGGACCTCTTTGGCGGCAATGCTGGCGACCCGTTGGACAAAGATCCAGCCCTCGCCTTTGTCGGCGGCAAAAGCGACGTCGATCGGCCAGTACATGTCGACCAGTTCGTGAGCGTCCCTGTCCTCGGGGTGGAGGTACCAATATTCGCCGTCCCGGCCATAGCGCCCACCGCCCTTGAGCCGCTCGCCGAGTTCGGAGATCAGGTAAAAATCGCAGTCCTGCAGATGGCGACGCCCACCCACAAACGTTTGGTCCATTGCGAGGCTGTCGCGATTTGCCGTCTCGGTGGGGGCGAGGATCAGTCGGTCGAGAAGATCATTGGCGACATCGCCGACTTCACGCGCCAGCTTTTTGGTTTGGCGGCGAGGCTTTGGTTGCGCCGGACGGATAATCCGGGGACGGCGGCGAAGCGCCTTGGCAACCTCGGGGCCGATCGGCTCTAGTGGCAACCGCGATGTGCCGCCGACCTCGGCCATGCACCCGGCCCAAAAATGCCGCCACAAATTGTCGGTCTCACGGCGCAGCTCAGCGATCGGCATTCACGCTTTGCCCTTGTCGCGCACCGCGTCTAGGGCTCGAACGGCGCGATCGGGGTCTCCGGCAACCCAATCGGCCCCTTTCAGCCGGTGGGACAATGACCCGTCTGCAGCCCGATAGGCGATGCGGCTGACCAAACCCGCCTTCACCAAATCATCGAGGACCTGGCGATAACGGGCCGGGGCCAGACCTTGGCTGGCGAGTTGTTTTTCCAGCGCGTCTTCATCGAGATTGTAGTCCGTCACGACGGGGTTTTGCCCTTGTCGCTCATCGCGATTGCCGCCGAGCTGTCCCAGGCGAGACCGCCATCACCGAGCAACTCGCCTTGGCCGCTGATTTTCGGACGATCGGAGTTTTTGTCGGAGAACTTCTCGCCACCGCCGGGTCTCGAGCCGCGCCAGCCCAGCATGCCGTCGCGGTAGTCGTGGGTGTGGGGGCCTTGGGCGCCGGGGCGGTTGTCGCTGCTGCTGTTGCCTGCAGCGGAGGCAAACGAGCGTTTGGGGATGGATTTGGGGCCGGGGAACAAGCCTCGTGATTTTGCCATCGGGGGGACCTTTTGGGGTCGGCTGTGGCCGATTAACAAAAACTTATGCTCGGCTGCATCAGCCGTTGTCAATCCCGTAATGGTCGGCGAGCACGTCGAGGCCAAACTTGACGAGGCCCGCGACTTCCTGCCGGTTACGGGCGATGCGGCGGGCGATGGCGCTGATCGACACATCGCCGAGACCGGGCTCACCGAGCGCCACCAGCAAGACCCAATGGGCCATGGCCCCCAGCGCGCCTATCGCGGCCTGATAGCGACACACGGCGGCGAGCCTTGCCTCGGCGTAGTGCCAGCCAACAGAGCCGGTTGAGCCTGAGGCTGGTTCGCGAGCACCGGCGACGCCGAGCTCGTAGTCGTCGCGCAAGCGATTGGCGGCCTCAGCCTGGCGCGGGGTGATGGTGCCGAGGCGCAGCAGCCGCTCGACGGTCGAGACTGCGCGATAGACGCGGCTACCGGCTCGAGCGGGTCCGGTCTCGGTGGCGACCGCCGGGCCGACCGCAAAACTCGAGCGGCGCCGTCGTTGAGGAGTTGGCGCGTTGAGGTCAGCCACCAAGCTCGGCGCCCTGGATCTGGGCATTGCCGGGGTCGGGCGGCTCGTCGGGCTCGGTATGGAAATTACCTGGCGGTTCGGGGGGTGGGGTTTTCGCCATAGGCTCAGCCGCAAAGCTGTGGGGCGCGGTGAGCACGTTCAGCGAGTTGAGCGCCAGCTGCAGGGAGCGGATACGTCGGCTGATGTCGCGCATCGCCTCGCCGACAGAGCCGCCGACGCGGATGAACGTGTCGAAATCGGCATGCCCGTAATCGCGTGCCCAACGGTCGATGGGTTTCATACTCGGTCCTTTCGCGACTGGTTTGGTGGTTCGGCCCATTCGACAAATGGCGCGGCCTCGCCGTGCTTGATCACGCCGTCGAAGAATTTGGCGAGGAGTTCGAGCTTGTAGTCGATCGAGGCGAGCAGGGTGACGACGCGTTCGAGGGTGGTGCGGATGTCGGAGATTTCGGTCATGGCGGCTGCCCGATTACCGGAAAATCTCCAGCAGCTCGGTTCGCATTTGACAAAGCCCCTTCACTTCGTCGAGCAGTTCACTGAGCGTTGGCCAGAATTTGTGAGTTCTCGGCCAGTTCTTGAGAGCGGTCAACACGGCGTCGCTCGGCCATTCGGCGAGTTCATCGGCGAAAACGGCGAAGATCAACGCCCCCTCATCGGAGGAACTGGCGCGCCAGGTGGTGAGCAGTCGCAGACGGCCGAGAGCTTTGATCAACTCGGTTCGCTCGGGCGGATGCATGCTGGCTTCGAGCAAACGGCGGATATACCAGCGATCGGCGCCATCATCATGCCGTTCGATGACTAGTCGTTGCTCGGCGTAAGTGGTGTAGGGGTCATCGGTCGGGATTCCCCGCCATGAGAGCGAGACGAAGGGCCTCAGCAACATCTCCAGCATTGCGTTGGTCTTTGCCGGGTTTCCCTGTTCTACTTTGGCGCGTAGCGAGTTCTCGACATCGATTACGGTAAGTTCTCGACCAGTCGATTTTACGAGCCTTAGGGCCGTCTGGGAGCGCGCACCAGTAGTCGTGGCAATCGGCAGCGACGAATTCGGGGTCGAGTCCGAGCCCGGCAGCGAACTCCCGATCCGCGGCAGAAGGTTGCCAATCGGGCGAAAGCCTCGTTCCCCATTTTCGTCCTGCGCCATTTTTCAAAACTCCGTTGAGGGGCGATTGCGAGCCGCCCCCCGTGGGGGGATGGTGGCCCGAAGGGACACCAGGGGGGTTATAGGGGGTTAATTTCA